TGATGGTACTTATGCTCCTGATAGTGGTAAAGCTAAATATGGTAATATAATAAATATGCCTGAAGGTGCTGGATATAAATGGCTGTGGGAAGCTCATACAAAAGTTGTAGAATTTATAAAAGGATTTGCTCCACGGTTAATACAATCTGGGCATATCAAAGATGTAAATTTAGAAAAGCAAAGTACTGTTTTTGCCTCTATGGAATTAGACTTATCAGGTAAATTAAAAAGAATAGTTACCTCTGCAAGTGATGCTATTGGATATTTGTATAGAAAAGGTAATCAAAATATTTTATCTTTTAAAACAACAGATGATGTAGCATGTGGAGCAAGACCCGAACATTTAAGTAATGTAGAAGTAATACTATCAGAAAAAACTGAAACAGGATTTGTTACCTATTGGGAACGTATATATCCTGAATTAGCACAAAAAAAAGAAGAAATAATCGAAGTAAAACCTAAAAAAAAGTAAAACATGTCAAAACTAGGAACAAAAAATGTAAATGATGAACCAAAAGAAGGTGTCCCTAAAACACTTAAGCCGGGTAACGTATCAGCCAAAATCAATTCTATTAAGTTAGAATCTGTAAAATGGAAAGAGGGAGCTTATAATTTAGTATTTAATTTGGAAGGTCCTGACTTAGGAGAAGCTTTTGAAGGCTTTCAAATAGATAAAGATAGACCAGAGCTTGGTAAAGCAAAAGGTCAAGTTGGTAGAGTAAAATCTGATAAATGGCCGTATTCTGATGGTACAACGAAAACAGGTATAGTAATTGAAAGAGATGTAGAATTGTTAAAATTTATAAAAGGATTGTGTAGAGCTATTGGTAAGTTACAATGGTTTGATAGTGTAGATAAAAAATATGATACTATTGAAGAACTTATAAATGCTTTAGATACTGATGCACCTTTCCGTAATGTTTGGTTAAATTGGTGTATATGTGGTAAGGAATATATGGGTAAAACCGGCTATTTAAATTACGACTTATATTTACCTAAAACAACTAAACAAGGTATACCGTTTGAAATGGAACAAGTTGAATCGGGTAATGTATTTACGTTTGATCCAAATATTCATATTGAAAAAGAACGTAAGGCAACACCTGTTGAAGGGTTTGGTAATAACACTATTAGTCCAATAGACTTAGGTAGTGGTATTATTACTAATAATGATGATTTCGAGTTATAAATTTATAACTGATGTTAATTTAAAAGGGGGGTGTAAAAACTTCCCTTTTTTTATCTTAAAAATATGATAAGTACAAAAACAATAGTATGCGGGTTAATAGATGTACCTTGGAATTGGTCTTTTCAATATTATTTAAAACTTGCAGAACAGTTGACAGGTCAAGATGTAAGAATGAGTTCTGTTTTTAATCTTACTGAAAAAACACCTTCTTTTTATGTATACTTTGATTCTAATGCTAATAGGTATAAGTTTAAAGATTTTAGTACAGGTAAGCAAGGAGATGCTGTTACACTCGTTAAAGAGCTGTTTAATTTAAGTACCCGTGGTGAAGCAGCATTTAAAATAGTAGAAGATTACAATCAGTATCTTATAAACAATCCTAATGGTCATATCCCAAATGAATTTAAAGAACATAAAAAATACAAAGTAACAGACTTTTTAAGTAGACAATGGACTACAGATGATCAAAAATATTGGATGAAATATGGAATAGGTAGTAAACTTCTAAATACTTATAATGTAAAACCATTACAAGAGTATATAATGAGTAAGACAGAAGATGCTGATTTAAAAGAATTGCATATCAAAGGTCCACGTATTTATGGTTATTTTAAACAAGATGGTAGCTTATACAAAATATATAACCCAATGGTTAAAGATTGTAAGTTTATTAATGTTATGGATTATGTACAGGGAACAGAGCAGTTGAGCATGGCTGTTCCATACTTAATAATTACAAGTTCTATGAAAGACTTATTAACTTTTGTAAAATTAGGATATAAAAATGCAGAAGCAATAGCACCAAATTCAGAAAATTCATTGTTACCTGAATATATGATTTCAGCATATAAACTTAAATATACTAAGATAGTTGTATTGTTTGATAATGATTCTGCTGGTATAAAAGCTATGGAGAAATATAAAGAAAGGTATGCATTTAACTATGTACATCTTAATTTAGAAAAAGATTTGTCGGACTCTGTAGAAAAGTGGGGTATAAACAAAGTAAGAGAAATAGTAACACCTTTATTAAAAATAAGTTTAAAATAAAATTATGGCAAAAAAAACATCAAAATCGGTTGTAGGTACTAGTTTTTATTATTCTACAGTAAACACTACATATAACAAATTAGAATTTATATTAGGAACTCCTCAAATATCGCAAAATACAGGTACAGAGAAAGTAAATTTTGAATGGGATTGTGTAACAAATACAGGAGATGTCTTTACAATTTATGATTGGAAAGAGTATAAAATACTTGATGGAAATGAAAATATTGATTTTCATATAGGAGCACATGATTCATTTATATCTATAAGGGCTGCTTTAGAAATAGAAACATTGCTGATACCTGAGATTTCTATTTCAAGTAGTTATTTATATGAGTATATAGAAACATATGCTAATACCTATAATTATTTTATAATAGAATTAGGTTCAAATGTTGTTGGTGAAAGTTTTATAGTATTAAAACATAATGATAAAGACATAACGATTAGTTTTATGTTGGAATCTTCCAATTCAAAAGGATCTATTTATAAGTGTATTTATTCTGATTTAGAATCATAATATGTGGATATATAATAATATAGAATTTACTGAAGATATGATCCCTATAAATAGTATAGGGTTTATATACGAAATGCAAGCTATAATAGATGGTAAATCGTATAGATATATTGGAAAAAAGAATTTTTATGTTAATATAAAAAAGAAATTAGGTAAAAAAGCTCTAGCATTAACTACTGACAAACGGTTAAAAAAATACACTAGAGTTCTTAAATCTGATTTTATGAATTATTATAGTAGCAACGTAATTCTTAAAGATGCATACAAATCAGGTATATTAATTAAAAGAAATATCTTAAAAATATGTTATTCTTCAATGGAATTAACTTATCAGGAAGTAAAACATCAATTTCAATATGAAGTTTTAGAAAAAGAAGAGTTTCTTAATGGAAATATTCTTGGTAGATTTTACCGATTTAAATAAATAAAAATTTATAACAACTATGAATAAAAAAAGATATACAGGTGTAGCAGACGAAATGCTTTATTTAAGTACAATTTTATCAATATATTATGCAAGTCAGTTGTTTAGTGTTACCAACAAATACCAACTTTCTGCTGAAATAATTATAGATGTAGCCAAAGCTTTCTATAATAAATATTCTACAGAGTTAAAATCAGAAAAATGGTTTGAACAACGATATCAAAATAATTTAGAATTATTTACTATAGAGTATGTAGATGTAAAGTATAATATTGAATTAAAACATTATCACCAACTCTTTTTAGCATGATAAATTTAGAATCTACTGAAGAATTAATGGTTATACCAGAGATAACCGTATTGTATGATAAAAAAAAGAAACCAAAAACATCTATTACGTCAGCTAAACATAGTGTTGCTGTATTTAAACAAATTTGGGATACTGATATAAATATGAGAGAAAGAGTATATGCTCTTTTTTTAAATAGAAAAAATATGGTAATGGGTGGTTATCTGTTGTCTATTGGAGGTGTTGAAGGTAGCATTGTCGATCTTAAGTTGTTATTTGGAACGGCTACAAAAATGTTAGCAAGTGGTATAATATTAGCACATAATCACCCATCTGGTAACTTAAATCCTTCCAATAACGATATTCAATTAACTGAGAAAGTTAAAAAAGCAGCAGGTATATTGGATATTGCTTTTATAGACCACATAATAATAACAGAAGAATTTAATTATTATTCATTTGCCGAAGAAGGAAAATTATGACAAATTTAACAACAAAAGAAAAAGAAGAAATATTTTATAGTGAAAAACTATATCATTCTTATAGTAGCTTATCAAAATTAATCTATTCACCAGCATTGTTCTATAAAGATTATGTGTTAAAAGAAGTAGAGCCGGCTATTGGTAAACATTTAATAGAAGGTAAACTTATACATAGTTTAATGCTTGATAAATCAAATTTTGATGATTTATTTATTATTGCTCCTAGTGGATTACCATCAGACAACACTTTAAAAGTTATCAATGTCGTTTATAAAGCTCATTTAGAAAGAAAGGTAGAAATAGAATCTATAACAGATTGGGAAAATCTAACTTTATCTGAGTATTCAGAATGTATTTTAGATGCCCTTATAGATATGGATTTACATCAGTCTTTAAAAACAGATGAACAACGTATTAACAAAATCATAAATGAAGTTTCTAATGACTATTGGTCGTTTTTAAATAAAAAACAAAATAGAGAAATTATAGATATGGATATGTTGGTCAAATGTCAAGAGTTTGCTGAAAAACTAAAACATAATGAACAAGTTACTAAACTACTTACTAACCACAATGTAATATCAAATGAGTTATTATTAAAATTAGAAATACCCAATTCATTACTTGGATTAAAAGGTATTCTTGATAATTTAGGTATTAACGATAATGATCGTACAATTTATATTAACGATTTAAAAACCTCAAATAAACCATTAAAAGACTTTCCTGAATCAGTAGAGTTTTGGAATTATTGGTTACAAGCTGTTATATATAAAAAATTGGTTGAAGAAATACATTCTGATTATATACAAAAAGGATATAAAATAGTTTTTAATTTTATAGTTATTGATTTGTATAAACAAGTATATTGCTTTGAAGTTTCAGATACGACTTATGACGTATGGATTTCTAAGTATAATGACTTAATTAAAGAAGCAGAATGGCATTTTAGTAATAGGAATTACACATTACCATATAAATTATTAATTTCTAAATTTACATTATAATGGCGGTAGATGACGTTCACAAAACATATATTCAAAAGAGTCAAATATTTTTATATCCTTCTTTATTAATAAAGAGAGGTATAAAGCATGTGCCAATAGGTACATATGTAGCATGGAAAGGAATGTATGTGCCTGAAGATAAAAAGTTAATCTGTTTATATAAATTAGACGATAGTGCTGAATTCAAACAATTAGAAAAAAAGAGTCTTATTGGTAATAAGTTGTTTCACGATTTTCAAAATTTAGATGAAAATAAAGCAGCTTATATTTTTGATTTATCTCCATATACCACAGATTATGAATTGTTTACACAGGGTAAATATTCACAAATGAGTGATGAATATAAACAGTTAATCGAAAATTTTTATAAAAACAATGTTAATGATTACAGGGTGATTGAAAGCTTTTTAAGACCTCATAAATATTATTGGGTATATAGAACAATTTTTAATGTAGAAATTGAGAATTTTCGTATAGCTGGAGAACTATGTTCAAAACCTGACTTTGACAAAGAAGAACTTATTATAAATGTCAAAAGTTTGGACAATATATTTAAAATGATTTAATTTGCATTTAATCTTTAAACCAACAATCTTATGAATTTAAACTCAGAAAACTCAATGATGATTGTTTCCTCATTGTTTGGACAAAAAAAAACATTTAGACTAATACCGGTAACACACGATTGTATATTCTCAGAAGGGATATACGATGTAGATACACCAGCTCTAGTATTGTTTTCCAGAGCAACAAAGGAACAGTTTCACATGGTCCAAAAAATGGATGATAATGGATTTCCAATGCTATTAAAAAACAATTTAAAACATAGTGACGGAACACAATTTAGAAAAGAAAGAAGAACATTAGATACTTATGGTGAGTATTATATTTTAGAAAAATCAGAAATAGAACTTTTTATTGAAACATTTGTATTTAATAAAGAATTTGATTATAAACAATATTTATATCCACAAACAGTTACTACTGTACAAGAGGCACCATCGGTATAATAACTTTTATTTTTATTTAAAAAAGGCATGTTAATCAAACATGCCTTTTTTGTCTAAATAATTAACCTATGAAAAAAAAGAAAAAAAGTATTAAAAAGGTCGTAATTGTTAAATCAAATGATTTTTTGTATAAAAATTACAGTAAACCTATTAAAAAATTAAACTTTTTTATTGCTATAAATAGAGTAGAGGGTATATCTATTTCTGATGTAAAAAATATTTATGATGAGTTTAAAGTTCCTGAAAAATACAGAATTCAATTGTTAATGCTTGCTGATCTTAAAGGTTTATGAAAACAAATTGGGTACATGACAAGGAATGTTTAACAAACTTCTTCTGTGAATTATTTATTGACTATAAAAGTGATAGAGAACATTTGTTTATAATTCATGAATCTAACAATATGTTAAAAGAGCTTATTGATTTTTATGAAAAAAATATTAAACAAAAAGAGTGGCATATTTCTTTTAATGGTATAAATTTTGATTCACAACTAACAATGTTTATTCTTAAAAATAAACAAAAGTTATTGCTAATGTCTGGGCAAGAAGTAGCAAAAGAGCTTTATAAAAAAGCACAAAATTGTATAGATAGATCTAAAAAGCAAGAATGGCAAGAGTTTCCAGAAAAAAGTATAACTATCAAACAGTTAGACTTATTTAGATTAAATGGGTGGGATGGTGCTCAAAGGAGGGCTAGCTTAAAAAAAATACAATTTTCGTTAGATATGCCTAACATACAAGAAATGCCGTATCCACATCAAAGTACAATCAACACTCAAACGGAAATAGACATAATTACTGCTTATTGTAAAAACGATGTGCTGACTA